AGTACTTTGAGCATTTACATAACCACTTAAAGAATTTATTTTACTATCTAAAGTCGAGCCAGTAGCAAATAAGTTAGCTGTTGTGGCATAAGCATTAAGATTAACTCCTGTTAATACTGCATTTCCAGAGATATAAAGTGTTCCACCAGAGATATTGACATTTCCATTTATTAAATTTATATTTGTTCCAGAGAAATTAAATTCACTAATATTACTTAAATCTAAAGCATTAAAAATACCAGTTCCTTGAACTTCAAGATTGTTAGCAAAAGTTTTAGTTCCACTGACTGTTTGGTTACCAGTAGTATAAACGATTGTATTTGGTAAAGTGATATTTGCAGCTTCGCCACTTAGTAAAAATCCCGTCCCATTTACGTTTGGGCGAGAAGCGAAAGTTTTAATTCCAGAAATAGTTTGATCGCCAGTGATATAGACTAAATTGGGAGCAAATATTCCTGTAGCAAAAGTCTTAACTCCAGAGATTATTTGATTGTTTACATTGTATACTAAATTGTTAGCAGAGACTTCTTTAAAAGAAGCTAATGCGGTAGGTGCATATATGCTTGCATCTGGTCCATTTATATAAATTGCACCATCGAGATTATCAATAGATATACCCTCATTGCCTGCATTAATATTGAATCCACCTTCTCCAAGATTCATTGATGATGGACCAGCAGTTAAATAAATATAATTTGCACCAGGACCTTCCGTGGTAATAAATAAAGAAGAATCACCATCAAAGTATTGATTTCCAGAAATATAACCAACCGTACCATTTTCATTTCCAAAAAGTATTTTATTTAAGAAAGTTTTTACACCACTTATAGTTTGATTACCTTCTGTATAAACTATTCCTGTACCATTTATTGTAGGATAAACACCAAAACTAATTTCGTTTCCAGAAATTACTAGAAGATTATCTTGAGTTTGATCTCCGAATGTAACATTTTCAACAAAGGTTTTATTGCCAGATATTGTTTGATTACCAGTCGTATAGACAATTGTAGTTGGCAAAGTTATAGATTTACTATCAACATAACCGCTAAGTGAATTAATCTTGTTGTCTAATCTGCTTCCTGTATTGAATGTTTGTCCACTAAAGATAACATCTTGACTATTAACATAACCACTCAAAGCGTTGATCTTGTTATCTAGCCTGCTTCCAGTGTTGAAAGCTTGACCGCTGAATATTAAATCTTGAGAGTTTACGTAACCACTAAGGGAATTGATTTTATTATTTAAAATTGAACCAGTAATTGCAACATTTGAATCAAGAGCTAAAGTTCCGTCTGCGTTGGGAAGCGTGATCGTTCTATTTCCTCCAATTGCTGAGCCGCTGAGGGTTGTCCTTAGATTGTCATAACCATATCCAAGCTGGATTGAGCCTTGTCCTCTTGTGTCGATTGAGCCACCACCATCATTGGTGTTGATCGAACCGCCTGGTCGTCCATTTTGACCAGCAGACATATTCAAAGTTCCTCCTGGATCGTTCCCTCCAGTAGAAATAATGCTTCCCCCATTATTGGATAAATTAATTGACCCACCGCCTCCCTCCCCACCACCAGCAGTACTAATTGAACCTCCACCATCTGAAGTATCTATTGAACCACCACCTTGAGAGGTGTCGATTGAGCCACCACCAGAAGTGTTAATACTGCCTCCAGGCTGCTGGTCTCCGTCTACCATAGCGTAAGACAGATTGATGCTTCCTCCAGAGACATCATATTCACCGACTGAGGTTATGCTTCCACCATTATTTGAAAGATTAATTGAACCCCCAGCACCAGCGCCACCACCAGCAGTATTGATTGAACCGCCTACGTCTTCCGTGCTCGCTGACATATTAAGTGATCCACCAGGTCCGCCAGTATTACCCCTAGATGTTATATTTCCTCCGCTTTCATTGGCATTATTTTGGCCGCCACGCAAATCAATTGTACCGCCATCACCGCCTGCTGCTGATAAAAGTAGAGATCCACCGGAGCCATAACCACCAGCAGATAAATCGATACTTCCTCCACTATTAACAGATAAGTTATCGTCTAAGCAGCCTACTGATGTTATAGAACCACCACCATTTGAAAGATTGATTGAACCACCAGCACCAAGTGCTCCGCTAGAAAAAACTATTGGAGAAGCGAAAGTTTTACTTCCAGAAATTGTTTGATCACCAGTAACATAAACTATTGTACCTGGTAATGATCCACCAGCAGAAATTCCAGATACATATCCACTTAAACTGTTAATTTTGTTATCTAAAGTTGAGCCAGTAGTATATAAATTAATCCTTGTGGCATAAGAACTAAGATCTACCTCAGTTAAAACAGGATTGCCACTTATGTATATTTGATTATATACATTGATAGAAGAGTTGCCTGTTATTACAATATCTATCCCTGATAAGAATAAGTTGTCAATGCTTGAAACCTTAACGTTGTTAAAGTTTCCAGTTCCAGATACAGATATATTATTGATGAATGTTTTGTTACCAGAGATGATTTGATTTCCAGTAATATAGACTATTGAGTTTGGCAATGATCCACCAGCAGAAATACCAGAAACATATCCACTTAAAGCATTAATTTTATTATCTAAAATTGAACCTGTTAAATTAAGATTATTTTTTGTAGCATAAGAATTTAAATCTACCCCAGTTAATACTGGAACTCCACTAATAAAAAGTCCATTAGTAAAATTACCGCTTCCATATATTGTAAAAGTATTACCAGATATAACTAAAAAGTCACCTTGGGAAGAGTCACCAAATACTGTATTTTCTACAAAAGTTTTAGTTCCAGATATTGTTTGATTACCAGTCGTATAGACAATAGTACTTGGTAAAGTTATAGATTTGCTATCCACATAACCGCTCAAACTATTAATTTTACTATCAAGTCTACTTCCTGTATTAAATACCTGACCGCTAAAGATAATATCTTGAGCATTAACGTATCCACTCAAGCTGTTTATTTTGTTATTTAAATTAGATCCAGTAGAAGCAGTTTGTCCGCTAAAAATAACATCTTGCGAGTTAAGGTAACCGCTCAACGAATTGATCTTGTTATCTAGTATGCTACCCGTATTAAATATTTGGCCACTGGCAGTTTGAGAGTTTACGTAGCCACTTAGTGAATTTATCTTATTGTCAAGAGTACTTCCAGTTAATGATATTTGTCCACTAAATAGAATATCTCTAGAATCGATATATCCACTTAGGGAATTTATCTTATTATCTAATATGCTACCAGTGTTAAATACTTGACCGCTGAAGACAACATCTTGAGAGTTAACATAGCCACTCAGAGAATTTATTTTATTGTCTAGAATCGAGCCAGTATTTCCAAGATTAATTGATGTAGCATAAGAGCTTAAATTTATTCCCGTCAATACTGGATTACCACTTATATATATATTAGAAGAAGAATGAACTCCAGAATCTCCACCAATAATAATTTTTGCACCAGATATAACTAATTCATTTAGATTAATTATGTTTATATCTTGAAAAATACCAGTGCCAGAGACTTGAAGATTATTGAGGAAAGTTTTATTGCCATATATAATTTGATCCCCAGTGGTATAAACTATTGTATTCGGTAAAATTGTAGCAGAAATATCTCCACTTAATAGGAATCCAGTTCCATTAACGGTTGGTCTAGATGCAAAAGTTTTGACTCCGCTTATAACTTGATTACCAGTAACGTAAACTATAGTATTTGGCAACGATCCTCCAGCAGAAATTCCAGATACATATCCGCTTAAAGCGTTGATTTTATTATCTAGGGTAAAGCCTGTTATGAACAAATTAGCGTTTGTAGCGTATGAACTTAAATCTACCCCAGTAAGAACTGGATTTCCATTTACAAAAAGTCCACTAGTAAAGTTACCACTACCATATATCGTAAAAGTATTACCAGAAATAACTAAAAAATCACCTTGACTAGGATCACCAAATATCGTATTTTCTACAAAAGTTTTAGTTCCAGATATAGTTTGATTTCCTGTAGTATAAACTATAGTAGCAGGTAATGATCCTCCAGCAGAAATACCAGAAACATATCCACTTAGAGCATTAATTTTGTTATCTAAAATTGAACCCGTGGTAAATAGTTGAGCGTCAGTTGCAAATGTAGCGTTCAAGCTTCCAGTATATCCAGTGAACAATCCACTTAACGAAAGTATACTATTATATAGATTAGATCCACTTGAAGCTATCTGTCCACTTAATATAATATTTTGAGAATTAGTATACCCACTTAATGTATTAATCTTATTATCTAGTCTACTACCAGTATTGAAAGTTTGACCACTGAATACAGTATCTTGAGTATTGACATAGCCGCTTAATGAATTGATTTTAGAATCTAATATGCTACCCGTATTAAATACTTGTCCACTCGTAGTCTGAGAGTTCACATAACCGCTTAAAGAATTAATTTTACTATCTAAAATCGAGCCAGTAGCATATAAATTCGCGGTTGTAGCATAAGAACTTAAATCAACACCTGTTATTAATTTATTGCCACTTACAACTGGTGCAACATCAAAAGTTTTATTTCCAGAAATAGTTTGATCACCAGTAATATAAACTAAAGTATTTGGTAAAGCTACAGATCCTGTTTCACCAATTAGAAGAACCCCACTTCCATTTACTGTTGGCCTGGAGTAAAAATTCTTAACTCCAGAAATATCTTGATTGCCAGTAGTGAATACAACGTTATTTTGAGAAGAAAAAGTAGCTGTTCCTGATGCTGTTCCTGATGTTAAATTGATCCATGTATTAGGTATTTGTTGCTTGTACCATAAATTACCATTAACTAATTCTATATAATGTGTTCCTCTTGGAGAATTATACAATAATGTTTGTCCAGAAGTAGCTGTGCTTGCATAATTAGGATTTCCTTCGTAACCAAGTACATTAATGTTATCTGGCATTGTGGTGCCAGAATTAAAGAGAATAACTCTTCTCTGCATTTCAAACAGTAATTCATCTGTAGTTGCCATATTATATAGTTTCCTCTACTGTTACATTAGTAGCTGCAGAACTTGATTGAGTTGCGGCTGTATCAAGTATTCGAACTATAGTAGGATTTACACTTAAAGAATTTATACTCCAAGAATTTGGATCAGGTGTTGCTGTTGTTCCAACTGCTCTTCTATTTGGTAAACTTTTAAAAGCCCATGATAATGTCATTTTAGTATAATCAAGAACAGATGTATTTATATTTACTTCATTAGCGAAAGCAGCCAATGAAACTGTTCTTGGTAAGAATCCACCAATCACATATGTTGGTCCAGTTGTTATGCTGGTAACAACTTTACCAGCCAAATTAGTAGCAGAAATAGCACCCCAAGTATAAGTTCCTTTAGTTAAACTATCATTAATATTACTCAATGTAGCTGTCCATGTTGTAGTGCTTCCTCCAAATGCACCAAGAGTACCTCCACCAGCAGGGACACTTAATGTTGGAGCTGAAAGTAATTGCTGAGTTGCTGTAATTGTAACTGTATAGCTTGGAGTACTTGTTCCATCGCTTCCTCCAGTTCTTAATCTTGAAGCTGGCACAGAAACTGTAAGAGTTGGAGCAGTGTGCGCTATTTTTACGACTGTGCTTGAATTTGTTGTTACAGCATTATTGGCATTTCTTGTTGCTGTTATTCTAAAGTTATTAGTACTTATATTATAATTTCCAGCAGCTCTTGTTACGGTCTTACTTGTTTGATAAGTTGAGGAGCTTGTTATAGTTAAATCACTATTTGGACTTGTATATGAAATTACATCAAAACTAGAAACAGTATTTGATACTGTAGCTTGTTCGCTATCTTTTAATGCTTGTTGTGAACTTGGATAAGTTATAGTACTAACAGAAACTGAAGGATAAAGATTATTTAATTTTACTGTATATTGTGCGTCTGTGCTTCCTTGGCTTGTTGTCAAAAACCAATCAGAATAAGAACCATTAGCTTTTTGAACCCTAACTTTTGCTCCCAAAGCTTGCACAGTAGTTCCTCTATCAGCAATTACTCTGCTAGTTAGATTATGTGAAGTGCCAGCAGTCACAGAAGTTGTACTAGCATTAAATGCTCCATAATTATCAATTTCTATTGATGTGACATTTATATCTGTATCAACATGGAAATTGAAAGTATCACCAGCTTTTAATTCTGTTTGAGATCCTGGATATCCACCATAAAAATATGCACCAATTACTTGTGGAGGCGCATCTTGCGTTATTGAAATGCCATAAAAAGCTCCATCTTCGTGATCAACTCTAAGTGAAGTTGCATTATTTAAATTAACACCAAAATCATTTACTAAAAATACTGGTCTATCATCTTGTCTTAATACTAAAGAAGAAGGTATCTCTTGTCCTGCTATATATAATTTAGGTTTAAATCTAGTTCTGCCTTGAAGAGCATAAATATCAACAAGTACATTTTGAGTTGTAGTAGAACAAGAAATTAATGCTGTATTTCCTATAGTTTGTCCTGGAGTTTCGTATACATAATCTCCTACGTTGCCTATTCCTCCGCTTGGACTAACGTATGTTATAAAAATTGAACCACCTGCGCCACTAGCTTCGGTAGATGGTATTGGACTTCCAGCTAATAAAACTCCTGTTCCATTAACAGTTGGTATAGTGGTAAAATTTTTTAATCCATCTATATTTTGATTGCCAGTGGTATAAACGATTGTGTTTGGTAAAGTTACATTTGAGGCTTCGCCAATTAAAAGAACTCCAGTGCCATTTACGGTTGGTCTAGAGTAGAAATTCTTAACTCCAGATATATTTTGATCGCCAGTATTATAAACTAAATTAGGCGCAATAACTTCATAGGCAAATTTTCCACTATTGGCTACTAATGTTTTAGCTTTAAAAATCTGTGCCATTTTCTTTTTATTCCTTTTGTTGGTTTTTAGGCCAATCTGTCGCTTTTTAAGGCGAACTAAAGAGTAAAAGAATTATTAATTCTATTATTCTAGTGAATATTACACTAGTTTAATTTTGTGTGGAAGCAAAAGTGTGAATCACTGCACCATCTTCTAAAATATTATCAGAAAGTAATCCTGTATATCCAGCTGTGCCAATTGATTTTGTTGACAAGTTGTACATCACATCTCCAGGAACTTCAAGGGTTGCTAATACTTTTGGTATAGCTCCGCCAAAGCTTACTGGAAAGTTAATTTGATATGCATCTAATCCAGCGGCTAATGTTTTTGTAAACACTTGTTGACTAGTTTTTGCAACAAAAGTTGCATTTGCATAGCCACTTAAACTATCTATTTTATTATCTAAAATACTACCAGTATTTACAATTCTTTGGCCTAATAAAGAGTCTTGAGTATTAACATAACCACTTAGTGAATCAATTCTACTACTTAAAATGCTGCCAGTTTGTGCAATTTGTCCACTAATTGCTGAAATATCAGCACTACTTGAACCAGTGAATGTAGTAAATAAGTTATATAAAGTACTGCCAGTAGCAGCTAAATTGCTGGAAACTTGATTTGATAGGGCTTGAAAATATCCACTATTGCCTATTACTTTAATTTCTCCAAGTGTTGAATTTACATCTATAGTAATTCCATCTTGACCTGTTATATAAATATTGCCTGATAAGTTATTTACGCTATTTACGTCAGCATTAGCTACATCAATTAAACTTTTTAGGTAACCACTAATTCCAGTAAGTTCACTGTAGTAAGCTAAACCACTATTTCCGAAGCCAAGTCTTAGTGTAGAGCTATTGTCCCAAGCTGCACTTTGAATTGGAGTTAAATTATATCCACTAAGTCTAATATGTTTGAAGGCGGTAATCATAATTTTTGTTTCCTTTTATACTATTACACATATATTTATTTTTTTACCTGAATATTTAAAAAATATCCATTATTTAGTAAATTATCACTAAAATTTATATTAAATCCAGCGTTAGTTATTGAGCCAACTGTAAAATAATAGGCCATATCATCTATTGTATTTTGAAAAGTGCAAACTACTGATCTTGGCGTGGCACTTAATGATTCTGGATACTGAATATAGTAGTTGTCTGTTCCAGCAGTGAGATTAGCCTTATAACCAACTATATTTTCTCTTTCAAAATATCCACTTAATGGAGATGCATCAATTTTGATTGATTTATAAGGACTTAAATCTGTATTTGTTAGTATTGAGATGCCTGTACCAGCGATAAATCTTAAGGTCTCTATTCCAGTTGGAATTAGATCTGCTTGTCCGCTTACATTTATTATTTTAAAAAGATTATCAAGTGCATTTTGTCCTGGTGGACCTTGTGGGCCAGGAATATATACATTAGCATTCGCAGGAAAACTTGGAGAATTTACATCCGTTGTTATTGCGTTTGGCAAGATTACATCTACGATTACATCTCCCATAAAATTAAAAAGATGTTACTTCTGGACTTACAACAAATTTTCCTCTGATTAATTTTATAGAATTACCAGTTGGTATTCCATAAGGAAATCTTTCTATATCATAAACAAAAATTCCAACAGGAATAGCTGCCATTGTATAGGAATCAATATTTATATTTACTATTCCAGATGGATAATATGACCCATTATTTCCTGACATAATCAGTGGATTTAAATTTAATAAAATTTGTTCATTCCCTGTGTATCCATAAGCATATCTTACGACACCTCTAACATCATATCCACTTAAATTTATTGGGGTATTATCAGTATTTCTTACTCTTAATGAAAGTTGTATGTTGTCGCCTTGTATAGTTTCTATATTATATGAAGTAGCCATATAACAAATTACACGTAGGATTTATATTTTAATTAAAAAGAAAAATAATGAAATATTATTCTATACATTAAGGAATATTCATTACAGCACCATTAACTCTTAATGTTCCGTATATATCTATTCCACTAGGACTTATTTTTATTCCAAAACCGCTTATCCCTTGCGCGCTTGTGCCACTTACGAAATTAAATCCTAAAAATATTGAATTACTTGATCCTGTTATTTGGTTAGAATTTCCTAGAATATAAGAGTTGGTATTAGAAGCAGATTTATTATCCGAACCAATTACAAAAGACTTAAAATTATCTATTGAATTGTTTGATTCTCCTAAAACAAAAGAATAATCATTGGCGGTATTTCTATTGTTATTACCAATATAGTAATTATAATCTCCTGCAAATCCTGTAGTTCTATTTAAAATTCCTGTTAAATATGGAAAATCTTGTATTGCTTCTAGTAGAATCGTTGCATTGGCTGTACTATTTGAACCTAATATGTAATTATTATAATCTCCACTTAATTGATTATTGTATCCAATTATTGTGCTATTTACGCTATTTTCAAAATTTATTGTATTATTACCAAATACTTGATTAAAGGAGCCTACAATCTCATTTGAATTACCAACCACGGCATTAGAAGATCCTCCAAGTATTGCATTAGCATAACCATATACAAAATTCAAAGAGCTGTATTCTGTTCTATTCGAACGTCCGAAAATAAAATCTTGATAACTTTGCTCGCTTAAATTCTGATTTCCAATCATAGAAATATTTATGCAGTCATATACGTTATTTTTATCTCCTAATGCTAAATTATAATCTCCAGTTGTAGATCGCATGCTATTAAAATTTCCATAAATATAATTACAAGAACTATTAGTTAAATTATTAGAATTACCAACGATAGTTTCTGATGCACCGCCAGATATTATAAGATTATAATCTCCGTTGATATTTATTAGTCTTGTTTCATAGCCGCTAAATACAGTTGGGTCAGCAGGACTTAAACCTCTAATATCGTTTATTGCGTATAATCTATTATTTTTACCTAAAATATTAGATAGAAAAATTCCAGAAAGACTATTATATGCTCCCAAAATGTATGTGTATCTACAACAATCAACATAATTATCTTCTCCTAAAACGTTCATTTGTTTTGATTTCGTAATACGATTAAAATTACCAATAGCTATATTTTGAATACCAGACTCTATAAAGTTTACGCCTCCTATTATAACCTCTCCTCTTTCTCCAGTACGTCTCAAATAACTTGGACTATCTATAACATTGAATTCTCCAATATTAATACCAGGACCAACAGTACTTAAAAATTGTCCGATAACTACTGGATTAGCAAAAATCGCTGAGTTTTTAAAAAAAGGTATATTTATCCCGCTATAACTCATATGCTCAGAAGGAATTAAACTATCGAAATTTCCAGAGTTATAAGAGATGTAAATTCCGCTACATGAATCTAATTCACGTGGGGACTCTATGAATCCATTGTCGCCTGTATTAAGAAATTGCTGATACGCTCTTTTATACCATGAATTCATTTGTAAAGTATATTACACTTCAAATCGAAATTAAAGTACTATTTTCCTTCAGAAAGAGTATCTTTTGCTTTTTTATTTAAGTTGACAGTATTATCTTTTGATTTTGGAATATTAAAAAGTGAAACATGTTTTTTGAATTCTGCAACTAGTCTTTTTGTAAGAGTTTCACGATTATCAATTGGCACTAAACCGATTTTATTTGCATGAGATTGTAGATCAGTCTTATTCATATCGTTAAGAAAATTAACATATTCCTTCTCATTAGAGGTTTGATATTTTGAGTTGACGTTATCACCCCAAATTTGATCTAGCGTTTTGTATTGAATATCTTCAATCTTTCCGTGGGTTTGCATCATATTGTCTAATTTTGTTTTTTTCTTGCTCATAATATCTCCTTACTATATTATAAATCTAATAGCGCCAATTTCTAATGTTTTATTCAAAAAAAAGACCCAGTAGGGATAAACCTACTGGGCCTTTAATTTTAATCTAATTATTAATTAGACAATTAATCCAGCAACTGTACGAGCGTCGATACAAACGCGACCCTCTTCGAGAGAACCGTAGAAACCAGTTTTCTCAGAGCGAGCAACGAATTGATCATCTGGAAGAACGGTGAACGTGCCACCACTTTCAGATTGACGAGCGATTGGGCGGATAAAGCCTTCTCTGCTTAGATCAAGACCAACAATTAGCTCTTTTGTAACGCTATCAAAGGCTTGTGAACCTTTGAATGCATCAAATAGAGCGCTGTATTTTGCACCTACGCCTAGTTCAACGAGTTCATGGAGGGTTACGCCATAAAGCTCTTGAGAACCAGCACCACGATAGATTTCTTCACGGACACCGTCAGGAAGATTTGTTCCTGCTGTGCCAGTTGTGGTGAATGGTTGATAAGCGAATGCACGGATATCAGCCTTGATTTCTGGACTAATAAACAAATCTGTTAGTCCGTATGAATCAGTGGTTGTACCACCAGCATAAGAGGTATTAATTCTTTTTACTAGTGTCATTAGATTGTTTAGATCATTCAATGCGAATGAGCCAGCTGTTGTAGCGTTGATGATTTGACCACCAGCTACTCCGTTATTTGTGCCAACGGCGGGAGTACGAGCTTCTGCAAGGGCTTTTAATACTACTGCCCAAGCATTACGTTCTTGTTTTACGAGAACTTCATTGCTCATTCTCTCTACTGCTTTGCTAACTACATCAATACGACCAGTGCGAGCGTAGCGCTTTAAGAAGCTAACTGCTGCATCGAGGCGGTATGTGGAGATTTTTAACTCACTGAAGCCTTCTACTGACGAAGAAGGAAGTCCACCTGCTACATTTTGACTCCAAACTGTAACATAATCTTGACTTTGATCGAACCATAGATCAAGAGGAAGACTAGGATTATCATCTGCATCATAAGGTGCATCAGTATAGATTGCACTAGCTGTGCCAGCTTGCATTAGAACCTTACTTACGACTGGTCCTATGAAAGCGGCAAAAGCTTCTGAAGCTTCGCGAGCTACGGTAATATCTCTACTACCCATAGCTTTTACAAGCTCAACTTGTTCTGGTGTATTTTTTAATTTTATTTTCATTTTTATAATTTTCCTTAAATTAGAAGTTGAGTTTGATTAGAACAACACCATTTACTGGTTTGCTAAGTAGACTGCCGACTTTATTGCTTGGTGTTACACCGTTAGCAGTACTGTCAACTGTACTTAGTTCGCCTGCATTTAGATTGCTTAGGTAAACTCCTGCACCAACAGCTGCTGTGTTGGCAATTTCTGTTCCACTATAGACTACAACGCCTCTAGTTAGAACTGGAACACCTTGTCCACTGACGACCACTCCCTTTTCCATAGCTTTGCGTGGGAAGTGAACGAGCTTTTGGCCGTTTTCGTCTAGTTCTTGGGTGGTTACTAATGTAATTCCAAGAGCTGCAGAACCAGAGTTTGCAGCTGTTACTTTTGCTGTTAAAGCGTAGCGATCAGAAACTATGTTCGTAAATCCTGCGCCTACTGCACCAGCTAGATCAGTTGGGACTGTTCCTAGAAATCCTGTTCCACCTGGAGTTGTAGAGGCTACGATTGGTTGAAAACCGTTTCCGATAACTTTAACTACTGTACCTGCAGTGGCAATAACGCCATTAGCGTCTTGAGCTCCACTGTAAGCAAATAGGTTGACTACATCATGTTCACTGTAGTCTCTGAATGGTTTTAGTATATGTGCCATATTATTTTTTCCTTATTTGTTTATTTAATATCAAATCCTTCAAAACCGAAGGCTTTGCTATATTTTTCACGTAGCGAAGGTTCAACGGTTGTTGTCGAATTTGGGATTGAATTTGTTTCGATATTTGTGTTATCGAGAACCTCATCTACAACTTCGGTTGCAGATTGTTCAGAAGCTGTTGAAGCTTTAACTTCTTGGGTTGCTTGAACAACTTCAGAGGCTTTAGCTTTTTTCATTTCTTCTTCTTTTGCTTTTTTAGCAGCTTTATTTTTTTCTTTCATAAGAACTGCCATCTTATTTTTGTAAGCAGCAAAAGTTTCATCATTCAAATCTTTTACATCAGTAGCTAAAACTTGACGATCTTCATCGCTTAGGTCATATTCTTCGTCAAGAGAAGCCATTCTTACATTAAATGCTTCTTCTTTGATTTTAGCAGCTTTCTCTTCCTCTAATTGGGCAAGAGAAGCTTTGAGTTTTTCTAGCTCTTCTTTAACTTTGTCACTCTCTGTTGAAAGTGATTCGTATTTTTCTTGAGCGGCTTTAATAGCTATATCTTTTTCAGTTTTTTCGGCTACAAAAGCTTCTGAGGCTTTCTTTAGCTCGTCCTGAATGAATTCGGCTACGCTAGAAGCAGTTACTTGCTTCAAAAGCTCGTCTGTTATTTGGTTTATATTTTCTATTTTCATAATTATTCTGTTTATAGCTCCTTCTTCATTTACAGTGTTTTCTTCATTTTGTGAAATATTATTTTCACAAGGTGCTTCTGAAGAGTCTGATACTTCTTCCTTTTCTTCTGGTTTGGATAATTCAATATCCATTTGATTATCGTCTTTGGTGGCTACTCCTTGAACATCAGCAGCAGGATTAGCTGTTAAGCCTATTCCTAACGGAATAACATTTCCTAATACTTGACGATAAATAGATGTATTTTTATCTATTTTACCAGAGCCACCAAAAGCTTTTAAATTTTTCTTTAATTTGTCTTTTTCTTTTTCGTTAGATACAAATGTACCATCTTCTAGGTTTTTATTATTATCATTTAGAAGAACTAGATCATATTCATTAAATCCAAGCTCCCAACTAGCACTAACATTCATGTAATTTTCACTAGAAGGGTCATTGCTCTCTTCAATAAGATTAGATAATTGAGGATTAATGATTTTCCAAATAACTCCGCCTAGAGTAATATAGTAAGGCTCTTTCATTTCTTTAGCTTCATCTTCGGTAATTATTTGATTATCACCAAATTTGCTAAAGCTAGCTGTTAATATACAGCCAACAACTTTTGTTCTATCATGTTCAACATTAATTGGCTTATTAACGAAATTTTTAAGCATTTCCACGGCTGTTGAAGAATTTACTACATCGCCATTTTTATTAACTCTATTAACTACGCAAGCATCAAAAGCAATAGGGAGTAAATCAATATTCTTATCTGTATCAATATCTGGTACAAATTTCTTCAAGCTATCAATAGAAGCTAATGAAAGATATTTGTCTTTCTCTTCACTAACTAATGGTTTAATTTGTAAATTCGCAAATGTTGTTGTAAATTTAAAATTCATATTTTTATATATTATATATCTAGCCCGTAAATAGTTACACCATCTTCTTCATCATCAAGATAAAGCTCGTCTGAAGATTCAAAATCAAAATCATTTAAGTTGTAATTTTTAATATCCGCTTCTGATTCAATAAAATCTTCTTCGCTTGACTCAAAATTTATTTCTATTATATAATCGCTGTTTGATGCTCTTGCTATGTCGCTATCAGCTTTACGATAAGAATCTTTTACTTTTCCTCCGCTTACCATTCTAAGAAAAGTGTTTACTCTTGCTATTGCCCAAGCGGTTCTAGATAAACCAGGCCTATGAGAAGAAGAAAATGCCCCTGCGCCTCTACGAAATACTTTTTTTAATTGACCAAGAGTAACTTTTTTCTTGTTCTTACTATTATGTTCTCTAACTTTATTTTTTAATACTTCGATAACTTTTTTTGAAAATTCAATTGCTTTATCGCTCTTTGTTCCTGCGCTACCAGGTTTATTTTTAGATGAGCCTTTGCGTCTTTCAGATGGTTTCGCTGGAGTTTGAGCTGCGGATTTTTGACCAGATCTTTTAGCTTTAATCAAGTCAAAACCGTATTGTTCAGAATTGTAATTCATATTCTTATATATAATATACACCCAAACGCTATATTTTTAATTGATTTTAATTATTTTTTATATAACTCTTTAGAAACATCTTCAGCAGAGCCCATAGTTGGAGTTTCTGGATATTTTGTTGGCAATTCTCTGCTATCTAGATTCGGCTCTGAACAACTTATTAATAACAATAAAGGCAAAAATAATATGAACTTCTTCATAAAGATTATTACACTTTTATATTATAATCATTTGCTTGCCATCATCAAATGATCCGAGTTGGTTTTTAAATTCCCCAGTAACAAAAGCTCCATCTTCTAAATATTGAAAATATTTATAAGATCCTACATCTGGATAATAAAAGATAAATGGTCTTATTTGATTTTTATATCTTTTAAATGAAAGATGTGGAATACGAGATAAATTGCTTTGATTTCCTAAATTATATTTTTGTATTGATCCACCTTTGTTTGTTATATAAAGTCCGCTATTATTATTGCTAACTTTTCTGTAAGCTATACCATAATAATTTTCTCCAGAATTGTATTTAAAACTATTATAATAATATGATTGAGCCTCACCACTATCTATAATACTATTTATCCAATTTGTTCCATTGTATTCTGATATATTTAAATATCCTGTTTGTTGATTTTGGCTAAGAGTTGGATATGCTAAAATAGGATTTCCATCACTTTTGAAGTCTAAATAAATTTCACTAGATTGTTTATAATTTTGAGATACTCTAGTTTTTGTCCAACTAGTTGTAATTGGATCCATTTCATAATAAAATACTCCAGTCTCTGCACCTTGATAGAGTAATGAGTCTAACGCTGTAACTAAACAATATTTATTAGTTATTGGATTAACTCTAAAATCTGTATCAGCAACATAATTTCCACTATATGGCGTATTATAATATGTATAACCAGATGATGGAATTGAATCTGCTTTTATTAATGCTCCTCCATAACGTGTTGGACTACCTGCGGAACCTAAAACACTCATAATTACTTGATTTGTATTTTTATCAAAATCAAAAGACCCACCTCCAAGAATAGTCATTTTTGTATTTGTGCCACTTAAATTAATATTTCCAGATGGAAAAGCTAATCCTGTCCAAGATGTTCTTTGAGGATTTGCTGGGTAATAAAAAGCTACTTTATCTTGGCTTGTTGTTGTAAAATTCGGTTGATTAGTAATAGGATTGATTTTCATATTATAATAATATATACTTTCTGCACTTGGTATTGGATTTGGTGATAAATTTTTAAAGCTGGCAGTTACTTGAGGAGATTTGTATTCATAAAAAGTTTTAAATCCAATTGTATAAACTTTTAAAGTATCTTTGAAAAAATCTAATCCAAATTGATAGCCACTTGATTGATCTATACTTTTTAAAATATTTTCTCCAGAAAAAGTTGTTTCATTAATAGTAAGTGGCGAATTACTTATATTTTTTATATATTTAACACTATTGTCTTTTTTATAAAAAACGATTGGCTGAAGATCAGAATCTAATTTTAAATAATTATTTTTAGTTTTATCAAAATAATTTGCTCCGCTTAATATATCAAATGTTGTAGGATTATATATATTTGAATCCCAATTCACTTCGCTGAGGTATGCTTGTGAAAATACTAATTTATTTTGATCTTGTATATAACTAATATACCAATAATAATCATTATTTAGAGATTTTTCTAATTGAGGTTTTTGATATATTATATCATTTATATGATAATAATCACTAAGTTTTCCAGAAAGCCAAACGTTATTACTACTTTTAATATTTATATAAGTTCCAGTTGTATTACCTGCCATTAAAATTACTGGTTGATTTATTTTTTCATCAATTTTAGAAACAGCATATCTTTTATTATCGCCAGAATTGAAAGTATTAACATTAGTTATTGTCCATGAAACTCCATTATATTTAGCAGATTTTAAAATTGAAGAATTATCTTGTATAAAATGAACTAAAGGATAGTTATCACTAGGATCAAAAAGTAAAGTAGCATAATTTATATTATTTGCTGCCGAAGCTCCGTTAGATATTATAGTCTTTATAAAAGATGATCCATCATACTTATAATAATTTAAATCATAGTTAGTTGAATCATAAGATATACATGCTGGTAAATTATCTACAGGATCATATTGTAAATCAATTGAATCATTATTTACTGATGAACCAATATTTGCTACTGATACATTGCTCCAAGTTTCATTACTTAATTTTGAATAATGTAAATAATAATTTGGTGCAACATAATTATAATATGCAAAAGATGGGTTCTGATCTGATGGATCATATCTTACAATCATATCAGTACCAGAGTAAGATGGTGAATTTATTATATATTCTTTTATGCTTCCGTCTTTTTTAACCTGCGCGTAAAAATTTGAATCTCCACTTTTTGTTACTAATGTATATTCTGATAAAATTGAACTTTCAATATTTGAACTATTATATGAATTTATTGGGTTTGTATAAATTATACCCTTATCATATGGAAATCCAATAGTATATATTATACCATTTCCTAAATTTTTTGTTTGAAGTATTCCCATTTAAGAGATTACACTTTTAATGATTCTTCTATTAATTTGGCTTCAGCATCTCTTCTTCTATTCATGCCCTTTTCAATACTTCCACCAGCCCATATTCTTTTCATATTTCTTATTTGATTAGCGATAAATGATAAAGCTTTTTGATCATAAGAAGACACTAATTTCATGCCATCTCTTATTAATTTCATTTCGCGGCGACGATCACCTTCTAATGCATTTCCTCTATTAAATACAAGACTAACTAATCCACCTTTCGCATCTTCTGGAAGATTATCGAAATTAGGAAAAGTTTGTTTTGTTAAATTCCAAAACTTTGTTACTGTTTTATTATTAAATACTTTTAATGATAGATCCCATGGAATACTTATATCTTTTAATCCTCTTATAAGATTTTTAGTATTATACCCTTTGATGCCAACTACTTTATATAGTCTATCAAAAGTTTCTTTAGGAAGATCTTTCCAATCTTCACTAAATTCACTTTTATTCACATAACCCAAATCGTAACCAACACCAATAGTTACTCCGCTTTGCTCTCCTGGCCATGCTGGATTTTTTAAAAATTTATTATAATAGTTCTCACCACCACCAACTTCAAACTCAAGAATAAGATCCAAAGATTTTTTTGAAAGCATTTTTACGTTTTACCATTGAGCCATGGCAACTCTTATCCAATTATTTTCCCCATCCCCATAATAAATATAGTTACCATCTGAAGCTAATTGTCCGTTTGAGCCTGGAGAAGATATCGTCGAAGGATAATACGTACTATAGGGATCATATAAGTTTAAAAGTCCGCCTTCTGATGATGGCGGTGTAGCATAAGTTGATATACTTCCTAACCCTTGATTTTGTTTAGAAATCAAAAGTAAATTATTTTTTGCTTGATTATAGGAAAAAGAAATTTCGCCCATTTTGTTACCATTGAGCTAGAGCTACTCTAACCCATAGATCAGTACTTTTACAAAAATAAAGATATTCGCCATCTGCAGTAATTTGTCCTGCTGTGCCTGGAGATGTTGAAGTTGCTGGAACATAAGATGTATCCATTACAAACCCACCATCATATCCAGAACCAGCTCCAGAATCTGTAATAAAATCTGCTAAGAACTCTTCAGTTGTCATTCTGTATTAGATTACACAATTTTAAGGGTTTTATTATAATAATTTAATTTTCCCACTATTATATCTTTGTACAATTGCTCCAGAATTTACTGATCTTGGCGTATCATCTAAAGGATTAGTATAAACTATGTAAATTGTGTTATCTGGATTAATAACAACATTTGTTGCATCTGCGCCAGCTGCCGTTTTCCAACCCGCACCAATACCTGTTTTACGATAATATATTACATTATTTATATATAATAAATCTGCTGTTGAAATCGATCCTCCTCCTATAAAATCTCCAATATTAAAAACTGTGCCTATTGTATTTGCTGCTCCACCTTTAAATATATAAAAATTATTAAAAGTATCAAGAGCATAAGGTAGTAAATTAGTTAGATTTTGTTTTTTAATTGAAACTTTTCCTGAGCTAACTTTTGGGAATCCAAAAGTTTGTAAGTTTTTATTAATAAGTGAATCTATTAACAAAACGGCTTTGCCGCCAAAAGTACTACTCCAACCAGATTTTGTTGAGTATCTATAAACTTTTAAATTAGCATTAGCAGCTGCAAAAATGGCTAATCCATCAATAGGAGCATTTCCTAAAAAATTAACTCTAATTAAATTAGTGCAAACCCCAAAAGCACCAAACCCAATAAATGTCACGCTATCGGGAATCACAATGCTCGTCAGGCCGCTGCAATCCTTAAAAGCGTAACTCTGAATACTCGTAACGCTGTTTGGAATAGTGACGCTTGTAAGACTAGCGCATTCATCGAATGCAAAAATTCCGATACTCGTTACTGGTAATCCATTATAAGTACTTGGTATAACAACATCTCCAGCAGTGCAACTAGGATAAATTACTGAATAAGAAGTACCTCCATCATTTAATGAGTAAGTTAAAGCCATATTATTATATTAATTATTTATTTTATCTATGGTCTTGTCTAGTATATTATCTTGAGATACTTTTTCTTTTAGCCAAGAGTTAAGAACTCCAAAATAAACAAGATGTTCACTATCAATTAAAAATAATTCATTACCAAAATTATCCTTATAAGGTTTAACTCCAGAGTCTTCAACTAGATCAATTGCTTTTTCTTTTTTAAATTTAATCTTATACATACCAATTAAATTATTATATCGTTCACGCGCTTGAGAAGTAATTAATGCATCATCACCAACGAAAGAAATCAATCCACCGTTATCTCTATCATATTGTTTTGGCGTTGTAGCATCGTAAGAAGATTTGTCATCTTGTATTTTATTAGGCGTTACAGTAGCGCAACCAATAAAAAGAAAATTAAGAGCTAATATGCTTGCGAGCTTCTTCAAGATCTTTTTCCTTTACTGCTTTCTCGATTTCGCTTTGATGGTCAACTTCTTTTTGAGCTTCTTGGCGATCTTTCATTTCTTTTGTGTTCTTTGCGCCAAACACATTATTGATAGCTGCGAATATTCCAGATACTGCTGAGAGTAAAGCTGTTAATATTCCAGTTGGCATGATTACTCTACGTAACTTGCTGTAGCATCTTTACATCCAGATGCAATAGCGTTAAGTACCTTTGCTGCAAGAACACCGTTTCCATCTAGCCTAGCGAATTGTTGAGCATAAAGATCTTTGATTACAGTAACATAATTTGCCCAATGAGTTTTTTCATTTGGAAGATAATCATTAAGAGCTTTTTGGAGTTGCGCTGGGGTTGGGGCAGTTCCAACTGTTAGTGCTTCTACGATTGCTGCAACGTTGTTTATCATTTTAGCTTTTTCAATTCTATCATCTCCAGAAGTGGCTTGATCAAGAACAACAGTGCAAGCAAGCACAACTGCGGGTTTAACATAAGGAAGAGTATTTTCAACGCTTGTTGTAACATCAACTTTTCCAGTTTGTGTTGTGGCGCAAGCACCAAGAAATACGCTCAAAAGAGCAACTGCGATTAATTGTAATTTATTCATATATTTTCTCCATGTGTTATATCTTTTACTTCATTTGTTTGAGCTACTGTTTCGCCAGTAACTGCTGCATCTTTTACTGTTAATGCAAAAATAATACCAGATACAACTGCGACTAATTTTGCGATTCCAGTGATATAAACTTCTGCTATATCTGGAAGAAATGCTACCAAAGTTGGATCTGAATGAATTGCTATCGCTGTAGTAACTGCTACAACTGTAGCTATTCCAGACGAGCTAGATCTCCAATTAGGGCCAAATATTTTAGATAGCATAGTTTTCATAAGATATTACACTATATTATATATATTAAAAATTAAAATATCAATACTTTCTTTGTATTATTCAAAACGCCATATAATACGTTTCCACTAACAAATAATCCTCTTCTTCCAAAATCTGGATCAAGATCAAAATCAAAACTTAAGCTCGCAGTTTTATTGCTACCGATAGAAGAATCGTAATTAATATTTGTAAATTTACAACCACTAAAAGTTAATTTGGTTCTATCTACTCCTGCTTGAGTACTGTTAAAATTAACAACAATATTATAATCCTCGTCTGTATTTAATGTATCAAAAAATGAACCAGAAAGATCTTCTTTAACAATAAAACTTGTGTTTAATTTTCCATTAATTGGAAATTCTATTTTTGTTAATAATGGGAATTTGTAATTAATTGCTCTATAAGATTTTCTATTAAAAGATAATGAGTAATCCAAACTTTGAATTATATCATTATAAAATAAAACTCCAGTAGTATTATTTGTATAAAAAGCAACACTAGCGCTTCCTGGCAAAAGAATATTTTGTCCACTAATTGCAGTTTGATTATAATTTAAAGCTTTTGGAATAATAATTGTATCATTATTAACTTGATTAATTCCAGATCTTAAATCCAACAAAGTATACTTTACGCCAGATCCACTATTATAAAAAACAATATTGTCTGCAACATAGCTTTGATTTACTACTGGTAAATTTCCAAGTGAAACATTAAATGAATATTCATTAAGATAAGAGTTTTGAAAATGTAATAGTCCATAATTTTGACTATTTGAATTTATTATTTGAGTAGGATTGGTTGGGTTAATTAAAGAGCTGGTTAGAGTTGCATTTTCAGAAAATAAATCATTTTCATTTTTATTTATAACAAGATAAAAATCTCTATCATTTAGTAATACGCTATTAGTGCATAGTCCAGAAAACATTGGAGCATTAGATCCAGAGAAATGATTAACATTAAAATTTAATCTATTTTCATTTGTAACGCCATCAGGAATATAAGAAAAATTAAAAGTTACTTCTGGTGGTTCAGAAATTCCACGAAATATATTTTGTTTCTGCCCAAAGCCTTGAGCGTTTAATCTTGGCTGTTGAATTGAGTAATTGAAATTTTGTATTTTTTCTATTCTTTTAAGAATAATATTATTAGCTAAGTAATAATCAGAGTTAGCATTTTGTTCTCCGCTATATGGAGCAACATATAAACCTTCTACATTGTAGATTATTCTATTTCTTGCCATAACCTTAATCCTTGTATAGGATTACACTTTTTAAGCTTTACTATGATACAACAATGAAGCCATGTAATTCGAGACTTGATGTTCTGCTGCGATCTCTTGAATATTGTTGATTTGCTCTTGATTTTGATCAAAAGGTTTTTCTATATAATCTTCAATTTTAGCTTTCCAATTTTCTGGAAGTTCATTAGCTATAATAATTTCAGATATATTTTCTGCACTTTCTTTTTGTTGATTGCTTAATTTTTTAACATTAAACTTTTTTCTAACAGCAGATTTAACTTCTTCCTCTAGATTCTGAGATGCTAAAATATTATCTTTAATTTTAAGAACTGAGAATGAAGCTTTTGTGCCAATTGGTTTTACATTTTTTGTGGACTGAGGTATTCCACTAGAGCCAGATGGTCTTCCAGCTTGACCAGCTGCACTTCCACCAATGATTGGTTGGTATAAACCTTCGTCTCTAAGCTCTTTGAATTTTCTTTGAGATTCTAATGACTCTTCTTGAGTAGGCAATCTTCCTGTTTCAATTGCAGATAATCCTTCTTCTGCAGTTAATACGCCTAACTCTACTAATCTATTATAAATTCTAGAATATTGAACGTCATCTTTGATGTCAATATCTTGAAATGTTGGAGTTGGAAAACTCTTAAAGCCAATGTCTTTGCTCATTCTTCTAATTTCTGGAATTAAGAATTCATTAATGAATACTTCTCTAGCTTGCTTTAATCTTTGAACAAACACTTGAACCTTGATACTTGTGTTTGCAAATTTTTCATTGCCAATAAGAATATTATTTAATCCAATTTGAATATCACGATCTACTACTTCGTACTTTTGTGGCCCAATTAGATTACCAATATCTGGAATAACAAATTGAGCTTTTGTTGTATAGTCTGCGATAAGAACTCTTCCTACGCTTTGATTCTCAAACAATTGTTGCATCGCTTGTAGATTCTTTTGATTTACTCCACCTTTGTCGGGAGTATCTCCCATTGTAACTAATAGAACTGCTTGTTGCATTGTTCTTGTTACTGCCATGTCCATTTTTTTCATTTCAAGTTTCCAATTGATATCATCAAGAACTGGAAATCCCATTGGAATAGAAAGTGGCTCGTAATCTTGCTTTTTATAAAATACTGCTGCGAGCTTGCTCTTATCTAATGGAACGAGAATATAGGAATTGTTTTTATTTCTTATCTTATCTTTGACATCTTGAGGAAGATTATTGTAAACTTCAATATCTTCATCTGTTTTTGGGTCTCTTAGTCTTTCTAATTCGTAATCGCTCAATAATTTATAATAAACATTAAAAGCGTAATTAACTGTTCCACCTACATAAATATCAGCTGGATTAACAATAGTATATCTTGCTGGAAGTTTAACTGACCCATCTTGAGCAATTGATTTTAATTTAGAACCAAAAGTTTGTGTTATTTTTAATAATTGTTCACTGGTTAAAGAAGTATCAAATCTATAAGTGAATACATTTCCACTTCTGTAATACTCTCTGAAAAATTGATCTTGGAAACTTGCTATATTGATTTTTTTAAAATATGCTTCAAAAAATTCTCTTGATTTTTTACTGCCACCAGTTAAGTAAATGGGGCTATTAGAAAATTCAGTCATTAAATCAACTGTGTTCCTAAAAACTGCCACATTATAATAAGCTTTTTGACATAAAACGATGGCATCTCTAACATCTAGAGTAGACATATTTTTAACATAATTAGAATATCTAAAAGGAATAATTCCTGTGTCAATATTAGTAAACCTATCAGTTCTTTCAATTGTTGAAGAAGCGTTTCTACGCATACCAGTTGAACCCCTAATTTCTGCTATTTTTGCTCTTTTCTTATCTGATGCATCTGTTCCATATACCATAAGTGGGGTTACTTGATCTTGGGGCTGTGGAAATTCTACTGAGGCTTTAGTTTCTTCGATTTTTTTAGTTTTTTTGCTCATATATTCGTAAATATTACACTTATTTTATCATTATTGGGGTGAAAGTCTGAGATATCTCTTCTTTTGGCGCGGTCATTATATCATAATAGCACTTTAAGCCCCAATTTGCTAATAAAAGTGCAGAATAATTGTCTTTTCTAGCTTTATTAGATGAACTGCTTCTTTTTAAATGCTGTGGTAAATCAAAGGTTTGAGTGCCTCTAGCTGTAGATGAGTGTTCTACTAGAGTACATTGCTTTTTAGTTTGATAAATAAAGTCATCTTGATTTTCAATGAAATCTAAAGTGGACCAGTCTTTCTTTTCTTCTGTTTTCATTAAATCTAATGGAATGCTCTGAGAGAATACAGTTTCAAAGAAGTTATCATTTGCACAAGTTTTACTAGCGAACCATATTTTTTTATAATCAATAGAGGCTTGCAAGTGTTCATTAGCTTTACGAATAAAATTACTTGTAAAGACTTGATTGAAGGCTATTTTTTTTGATTCTAAATTGTAGCTATTTCTTGTTTTTCTAACTTCTTGATCATAATCTGGGCCTTCTAAATCGGAATTAAATTCAAAAGTATTAATGATCAGATTATTACTTTTAAATAATTCAGATTGGTTACAAGCAGAAAGAAATATATCCGCTCCAGCGTTATCCAAAATCATAAATACAATATTAAAGTTGGTCATAATATAATAAAAGTAATTAACATGATTTTTTAAATTGCCTAATCCAGCATAAGTATGAACCAATGTACCAATTTTATTTTCTTCATCGATTTCCATTACTGCCATAGCAAAATAATCTGCATTTGGACTATCGCTCATATTAGGATCAATACCTAAAACATATTTTTTTCCAGAAGTCCCTTTCATTAGGGTATGAGGAGTTTCTCCATTTTTAATAGTACAATCTTCCATCTTTTTAGCACTAAAATAACTATCACTACCATCAATAAATCTTGCGCAATATTCTCTTAAAAAACTACTATGACTTGACCCCCCATTTTGCGCTTCTTCAATAATAGTCTTATCTATCATTTCTAATGGAAGAGCCTCGTAACTTAATTGAGAAATAAAATAAGAAGCTTCTGTAGTCTCTTTACAATTAATTTTTTCTACCCATTCATTATGTGTTTTATAAAGATTTTCAAAAGTATAGCTGGCAGAAGATAACGCTATCATTTTACTATTATTTTCAAATACAAGCCTATCTTCCTCTTTCATTAATCCATCTTTTATTAAGATGTCTTCAGTCTCTCTAATCTCCATTCTTTCTTTCATATTTTGTGGAGCAACTAAGAAAGGCATTAAAACAGTTTTAATAATATCTTCTGGAAGAAGCAAAAACTCATCTAATACAAGTACATTTGCTCTAAATCCTCGAATTTTTTCTCCATTCAAAGGTATAGCGACTATACTTCCTCCGTTAATAGCCCATTCATATTGATCGTTTCTTTTACTCTTAGAGCCAAAAGCTTGTTGAAGAAGTTCTGCGCCTTTGCTGTTTACAATTTTTTCTAGGTTGTTGAATATGAATCTAGCTGTTCTAAAAGTTGGTCCTGCAATTAAAATTTTTGTGTTAGGTTCAAAAACGCATTGAAGAAAGCAAAAAACAGCAGCTACAAAACTTTTTCCACAACCTCTACCCCAAATGCACATATTAAAATTTCTAGTCATTAAAGCTTTTAAATGAATCTCTTGGTATGGAGCTAATTTTATACCACTTATAAGTTCTGTAGTAAAACCTAAATTTGCTCTCAAGAATTTTACTAAACTAATTTTTGCTTCTTTATCGTTTAGTACGCCTTTTAATTCCATTAATTCTTTATTAATATCTGGATAATCTTTTTTATATTTATCTGGAGAGTATATCATAATAGTTTTAGATCATAAGCTAATTGAAGATCTATTTGTCTATAAAAACAATTTGATGCAAAAATAGATTCAATTACCCTTGTCATCTCTCCTCTTCCCTCTACAAAAAGAAATTGTAAATTATCGTAATTTTGCAGTAATTCTCTAACATTATGAAATATATACTCTGGAGTTGCTTTGATGTTTTTGCTAATATGAGGAAGATATTGAAAACTAAGTGCATTGGATAATTTTTCTTCAACTACAACAACTAAATATGCTCCATTTTTTTTGGCTTTGTCTATTTCATTTTTAAATCTATCAAAGTTTTTGACACTTAACGTGCTTATAAAATCGCTTAAACTCTTTCTTTCAATAAAGCACTTGCAATTATTGTTACTGCAGGAATAGTCCCCAAATGGTAAAGTTTTAATCTCGAATTTTGTATCAAATTTTAACCAACTCTGCTCTCTTGTATCAACGTATATGATTGATTTTTTATTTAATTTATTTTTAAATTGATCTGTTATGTTATTAGGGTGAATGAACCTATTTTCGAGTCCCAAGTTTGAGCAAACATCATAATAATCATCAAATATTTTATTGTAAAAAAGTATGGATGGCGCCATAATTGTTCTTAGTTCTACTTGAGAGGGACTATAAGTTAAATTTTTTTCTTTTTTTCTTTTAGATAATAGTTGCTTACAATATTCTTGAGCTTTTTCAATTGGCTGTTGCTTAAGCCATTTTTTCATATTATTTTTATCGTTAAAATCGCTATTTAAATATTGCTCTTTGGTCTTAAAATTAATTAGTTCATTCGTTAATAGATCTCGTCTTTCAAAGTATTTTTGGTAGTATTTAACTTTATTTAAACCATAGCCTTTGAGCGACATGTGTAATGCCTTTTCACTTGGAAACTCTTTTCCATCTACTTTGCATATAACTGACATAATTTTTATCCATTTAGAATATCTTCTTCAGATATTCCTAAAATTTTACATTTTAATTCATCCATGGAATCAAGTCTATTTATCTCTGTTTTAACAATAGCTTTTCTTAAATCTGCCATTTTTAATAATTTTTTTCTAGACTCTTCTTGCTTCCACATTTCTACAAGGTTTAATATGCTAGCGTTATCTTTTATTTGTTTGCTTAATCTATCGCTTCTTTTAACTTTTAAATCATTTAATAGTTTTTGCTGACGATTTACGCAATCATTGTACTCTTTTCTTGCTGTGCTACTAGCTTCTACAATAGCCATTGGAATTCTTCCATCTTCTTGGGTGGCTAAATCTATTTGATTTTGTAAAGCTGTAATAGTTTGTTGAATTGTTGATGATATGACTACCTCTGTGGCTAGAACAATATATTGATCAACTTCTTCTTGAGTAAGGTCGCTCTTGTCGTAAGTGTATCTTAAAAAACTACTTTCAAATAGATCTCTATCATCTTCATTATCATAAAGATTGATTTGATGAGTGAATCTATAAGTGTTCATGTATCCAATTAAAGAGTGTATTTCTTTCTTGTTTCTTCCTGTTATCTTTTCTTTATCTATTCCCTCCATGATATATCTATTTATCTTAACTATCATTCTCTCTTCACTTCGTGGTGGTTTATAACTTTCTGTGGCAACATTTTGATTAGTATCCGAGTATCTTACGTTAGACGGTATAGTTTTCATATGCTCTAACACTGTTCTTGTCTCTTGGCTTAGATTAGTTAAAGCTTCGTTTTTAAAAAGAATTTTTGATATTTCAACGCCAGTCATTGTAGCGCAATTATTACTAATATACTCTTTCTGCTCTTCTGTTAATTCTATTAAACCCTTAGCTTCATATTCATGACTTTTCCTTGGCTTAATCTTTCTTGAAGCTAAGAAATTTTTCACAGCCTTACCTTCTTTACTTCTACCATCAAGATCTTCTCTGCTAAAAGCTAGTTTAACTAGTTCTGTTAAAGACGGAGGATTATCTGAACGATTATTCCATTCTTTTAATAAAATTAATTGTTGCTCTTCTGTAAGAGCTATTATATCTTCACTCATATTAATGAATATCTACTTCTCCATTGTATAAACATTTTTTAACTTTAATCATTATTGATTTTTTGAGATTTTTAACTTGTTTATAGCCAATTTTTCTATTCTTCTCTGTGGTCTTATATCCCATTAATTTTGCTGACTCTTCTTCTGTTTTATGTTTAATGTAATACAATTCATAAAATTTCCATTCAATAGGTTTAAGAATTTGTTGCATCTTTGCGTGAATACCTTTTGCTGTTTTTTCAATATCTATTTCGTGCTGAACAATATTATGAACTTCTTGGGTATGATTCTCTAAAGCAACTGGTAATTTTATATCATGAGCAGACTTCTTGCTTTTTTCCCACTTGGCATATAATGGACATTTGCTACATTGAGATCCATAAATCGTGCAAGAATCTTCTTGTTCAGCTGCTGCACATTTTAAGCATGGTCTAGAATAATTTCCATAATTATTTCTAATAAGATTTTTTATTTGATTGCTTACTATCCTATTAACCCAAGGGGCTAAGGGTTTATCTGAATCATAAAGATTCCATTTTTTGAATATATGAATTCTTAATATTTGAGATACGTCACTAAAATCCATCCAAGCTAAGGTTGTTAAATTCCACTTATGCCTTCTTTTATTAATCTCTTGATTGATCTCCGAAATTTTATCTTCGAAGGTTGCTTCAGAAGACTTCATCGAGGGCTTTTTGATTTCTTAATTGTTCCTGCTTCTTTTGCAAAATCTTCTAATACTTGTTTCTTAGAATTCTTTTTACCTTTAATTCTTTCTCTGGGTTTTTTTTCTGTTTGAGTGCTTGTTCCTAAAAGTTGCCCAAGCTTTATTCCTTTAGCTTTTGAATTATTATCTGACTCTACATCTACTTGAATTTGAGAGATATTTGGAATATTAACATCGTCTGTTTCGTTATCAAGTTCATTATCAATTTCATAATCTAGCTTATTAGCTACTACTGGATTGATGGTTCTTTTTTCTATGATTGGCTTAGGAGCAATTATATTAACTTGAGTTTTATCGAAAGAACCGCCGCAATTTGAACAAAAAATTGGTTTTTTAACCGAATATTCTGTGGGAGAGCCGCAAGAAGTACAATATCTTTTCATTAACACTATTATACCTTTAATTTTGAATTTAATCTAAATAAATTAAACTAGCCCTACCTCTCTTATCTATTACAACATAACTAGCTATTTCTTCACAAAAACTTCCAGTATTAATATATTCAAATTTATCATGTTCATGCTCAGGTTTATGACTATGACCACAAATAATTGAATCCTTGTTATTAAATTCACAGTATTTAATAGCATTTTCTTTTATATTAGATGTTTTCTCCCCAAATGATTCTGTTTTTTTTCTTAATAATTTAAAAAAATTATCAGCGAATGGAGTATAATGCCTAATAATGTAATATAATTTAATTATAAATTCTGTGATATTTTTATATTTACTAAAGTATATATCAAATATATCCCCATGAACTGCTATAAATTTCTTATTTTTTATTTGAAATTCATATTCGTCTCTGCAATCAAAACCCAAGAGAATACTCATAAATTCTGCTTTCAAAAAGCAATGATTACCAATTAAATATATGATTTTATTCTTTTTGCTTAATTTTCTTAATTTGGATAATACTTTCCAATGAGTTTTATTGAGCCTATTTAAATTGTGATGATCAAATAAGTCGCCAACAATTAATATTGTTTTTGCTTCTTCTTTTTTTAAGACTTTAAGTAATTTATTAGCTTGACAATCTTTGTCGCCAAGGTGAATATCTGAGATTGCTAGTATTTCGTTCATCCTAATATTTTAGGATAATTTAACTTCTGGTGAAGGGATAGTTACTGCTGTGTTATCTGCTTTCTCTACTTTAACTTCAGTTTTTGGGGCTTCTTCTACTTTTATTTCTTTTAATTTATTCATCTTTTTAATATCTTCTGAAAAATCTATTTCGATTTCGTTAGCTTTAGCTTTCTTTTTTGGCTGACTAAAGGTATTGAGACAAATTGCCACTTTTTGTTTTTGAGGATATTTCTCATCTTTCATGAAACTCATGCATCGACCCATGTAGTCATTTTGTTTTTCGTTATCTTTTTTTGAGGGTATGGGCATATATAGTATTACACATGTTTATATAGTAGTGTAAGAAGAGATATGACCGTTTCTACTAGTTTAATTTGCTTTGCTGTGTTAGTTTATATATATTATTTAGTAGAGAGAGTTAAATGAATTAATATATTTGATATTTAGAATTTAAATATGCCTCAACTTGCTGGCGTTCTGGGGTTGTTAAATCTCTATTGTAAACAATTACTTCGGCTATTTTAGAATTGAATGGGTCGTTGAAAGATCCATCTTCAAATATAGCTCCACCAACTCTCATATTTGTAATATCTGCATTGAATTCTGCTGAAAACGATTGCTCATTACTTCCGTTAAGTAAAAAAGAACCATTACTTCCATTTGTTTTTGTTGTTGAAATATACCAAGTATTGTTAGATGTTGGAAGACTAACTAGAAATGTATCATCTTGAGGAATATAACACCACATATCATCTGTCCCATCTTTCCGAATAAGTGGCAAAAGGTTTCCTGGAGTTTGGTAATCATTGTAGTCTATATTACTTTGCGAGAATGGCCTTGCATAGTTGCTCAAATTTTCAGACACAAATTTGAATACAACAAATACAGTTTGTTGCGTAAAATTGATTGAAGCAAATGATGTAGTTAAATACTTGTCTGTTGCAAAATCTATCACAGGTTTTCCATTCAATTCGCTTGCTATAAAAGTTGGCTCATTTCCGCTTAAAGAAGTCATGTTTTTTCCATTTCCACTCTGATCTGCCCAAGCTGTTACGGCTGAGGAGGAGACTACTTTAGTTGCTATAATGCTTCCTCTTGGGACAAGAGTGGTTGTACTGGTAATCGCTCCGCTTCCATTGACTATTGTCCAAGGTCCTGTGGCTGAACTAGCTGTATAGTATATAGTACTTGTGCCTTGATCGAGGAGCTGAAAATTACCATAATTTTCTATAACATAAGTTGGTCCATAAAATACATCTTCACCACTTGGTCTTGTATACACACCATTTACATCTGGTGTCGTTGAACCAGAGATAGTAATTGTATCTGGCCGTGATTCTACAACTGCCCAATTTACGCCATCACTAGAAGTCCAGTATTCATGAAATCCCCCAGTTTGGAAGTAGAAATGACTTTGGTAAGGGTCCCATTCAATAACAAAACCAGGTGGTCCATCTAATACATAAAAATTTGGATTCCCTGACCCATCAAACGTAGGAACGCTTGTTGCGGTGTAAGTTCCGTTAACGTTTGGTGTATTGGAGCCAGTTATAACTATTTGTGAAACATAAGTATAAGGCCCAGATGTGGCTATTGTCACCCCAGCATCAGCCTTTAGCCAAAGAGCTAGTCCACCTAAACTTGATGGAAGAAAAGGTGTTCTTGGAATTTTGAAGGTTGTATTTTTTTTAATTATTAAATTCATATTTCTTTATAAGGGATTCCAGTAAATTATTCCATTTAAAGTACCGTCCAAGTAACCCCCAAATGGTCCATAACCAGTACTACCTGCATTATATATGCAGATATAATTGACTCCACCAAGGCTTACTATATTTCCGATAACATAAACAACTCCACCGTTGTAAGCTGGGTAAATGGGTGCTTCTTTTTTAACTATAAAAACCATAAATTAAATTACACTACTATTTTAAATAGGTTTTAATATCTTTTATTAGCTTTTTTCTATTATTAATTTCTAAAACCGTTATTAATGCTGCTAATGATATTGGAAAAGCAAACCTAAGAAAGAATTGAAGGTGATCTTCTTTACTTAATAAATCAAAATAATTAAAGTAAAGGTCACTTAGCCCCCAAAGCGTGAAAAGTATCGCAGGGACAAAAGCTATAAAAAAGAACTTATCATAGGATTTTAAATCAGCCCACCAGCTTTTGATTTTAAGTAGCATACATAGGCTTACACAACATTAGATTGGAGTTGCTTCTTTAGGGTTTGGCATGGAATTAACTGGTGGTATAAGTTGAGGATTAATTTGTGGAGATGAAGGTGGTGTGGAGTTGCTTGTTGCGTTTTCAGTTCCGCTTGCTGTATCA